GTCATTGACCCTCTGACCTCCACTCTGTCCGCCTGCATACGTCCGTCAGGGAATAGTCCAATGCCTTTCCCGGCGATCATCGAGTCGATGAACTCGCCGATGGTGAGGAGGAATTTGGTTCCGTCGGGTTGGTCCTTACGAAGAAAATACTTAGCCAGTTCTGTGATATTCCCTTCACCCAAGTGTTCGATTATACCAACAAGAGTCCTCCCCACCCTCTCAGCTGTATTCTCGCCAGCTGCAGTAGCATTACGTACCTGAAGGGCCAGTTTCTTTAATATATCAATGCTATCCGCCATCAGTCTCCTATTATTCGGAATACAGTTCTGTTTGCTTTCAAACCTCCCTCACCCTTATATAAAGGATATTCACTCTTATGCGATTTCAAATATAGCAGGCACTCTTTCATATAGCTATCAGCGATGGAAAATGCATCGTTATAAGCCATCACACGTTCCTTCGAGTCTGGCCGAGATGAATATTCATCATCCTTATTCACATATCCGTATCGTGTCACATTCCCATCCCCATTCTTAACAAGACGGGCATAAGCATAATAAGCAAGTGCTGTCTTTAATCCAGTCATCACATGCTTACCATCCCTATCTTCATACACTCCACCATTCATAAGGAGTTCATATTTCTCCGAATGCTCTTGCATGTCAATAAATAGAGCATCACCAAGTGAAGGCTTAATGTCTATATCCTCGCTTTCACGTATGTATGTCTCTATTTTATCTTTCTCGATATGTATAGACATACCACGAGCCAATAAAGACACTTCATCAGACGTTATTAGATACTGCCGCATTTCTCACATATTTCAAAGGTTGCACACTATAGTCATTTGAAGGGTTAGCCACCTCAAACCAATGCTCAAAAATCTTCTTTAGGGAACGCTCTATCATGCGTTGTTGCCTGCTGACAATAGAATTATAGTACTCAAACGCATCTTCGAGTATATCGCCAGAAAATCCCACCTTGCCGACACGGATGCAGTACCACGGTTCTTGCCCGAAAGCAGAGTAAATGCGCTCCACCACACTAGCATCCGTCACGCTGAACTCCTTATCGTAGTTTTTGGAACTCAAGTCAACAAATTCCGGCTTATCTTCATCCGAATTGAGAGTCACCTCAAGTAGTTTTCCAACATTCGTATCACCTTGTAGCTGTTTTATCGTATCAGAAAATCCCGTATCATCGTTGTAGTCATCAGGAATCGGCTTTCCTTCTTCGTCAAAGTTCACTGAACTGCCTTTTTTTGTTATAATCATACCACTTGGCATGAAATTGCATCGCACATTCCGATATTTAACATTCGCCAAACCCTCGTCAGTACTCATTTCAGTAGTTACTCTATCAGCACGAGGGATTGGATAAATATTTCTTCCTGACCCACTAATCCACAATACCTGGCCTTTATAGCATTCTATACCTCCCGCTGCATCTATTTGAGCCAATACAACATTCTTATCAGGATTAAACACATCTATGTAGTCCATAAATTCTTTCTTGACAAGGATTGCTTTACCATTTCTTGTTTTCTTCCCAGTCCAATCTGGATGTACCACAATCTTTGCCATATATCCATTACTATCTTCTTCCAATAGACGACAATTCTCAAAAGGAATATGTTGAAGTTCTACAATATCACCGTTAACATTGTAATTAACATGTAAGGCCAATCCATCATACATGGCTACATCCTTACAAATTAAAGAATGTATATCGTCAGATGTATCACCGCGTCTATTGACTACATATTCAGAGAAAGGTACCTCACGGAACCCATTCCCCTCTATGAAGTCGGCATATCTTTCGACACATTCACAGCCTGTTGAGCTGGCAGATATGATGTCACGAAGCACTTGCGGATATAAATTGTCACTACCGTAAGTCTGTATGCCAAGCGCTTGAATGTACGATACATCTACACGCTTATTACTCTTCTTTTTCAGTTCGTTTACTCTCATGATTCCGTGAGGTTAGTATTATTCTACCTTGTCTTCAGTTCCCTCATCCATAGTATCTTTGACTATTTCTGAGTTTTCTTCTTCGAGGCGTGATTTTGCTTCCTTGATGTGAACATCTAATACTTTAGATGTTACTTTATTACCGTCAATCTGGTATGTCTTGAAAGAATCCTTGACAGTTTTGTCCGTAGCACCTTCGACTTTCAGCGCATTTACCAATTCATGAACCAATTCATCATTGATTACTGGTGCTGGTAGAACTCGACTCTTTACCCTGTCTTCCCAATCTTTGGGATACACAGAGAACATTTTGATATGACTTGGATGCTTTGCCAAATATGTTTCAGCAACTTCATCGGTTAGGTTGGCATTCGTATAAAAGTTGGAACTACCAAATTCAAGTTGGAGAAGTATTCCATTCTTAAGACCATCGTTTGATTTTTCTTTCATTTTTCCGTTGCGTTTTAGATATAAATAAATCTCGATAGCTGCATCACGATAGCAGTCACCGCATGATGTATTATGGAACGTTTTTCCAAGCGCTTCATAATACCAGCGCTCAATTTCCATATTTTCAGAAGAAGAGAGGGAAGCCTTGCTTCCCAACTCCTGCATTCGATTAACCACTTCTTCTATACCCATCATTCATCAGGTGTAGTTACCAATGTTTCCAAAGCCGTCTTAGTGGTTTCATAGTCGGTTTTGAAGTAGAATAAAGCCGACTTTGGACACTTAGTTTCCTCCAAGTTAACCAGCCAACCACCTTCGGTATCCTCGCTATACTTGTCGTTTTCAAGTGTCGTTGCTGTCAACCCTTGATAATACCCGTACACTTGGAATGCTGCATTTCCTGGAGAAGCTTCCTTCTGCAGAGCTTTGTACTTGTTCTCCAAAACAACCACGTAACTACCATTGGCCAGACCGTCGATAATATCCGAGCAGACCTCAGGCCCATGGTCTAAAACCACAAGCTGCAACAGGTTCGTGAACGTATTACGATAAGTACCGGTAGCCAATGAAGTTTTTGAACCTGTGTACGGGGTCTTACCTGGGACCACAACCTTATATGCCTTCTTAGAAGATTTCATCGCCAACGTTTCAATGACATTTTTCTGAGTAGCATTGAATGTCGTCAATGAAAAATCTATTTCATCACGGTTCATGATAACACCTTCCTGCTCGTATCCGGGCACAACCGGATCATCGCACGATGGAACGATGTCTTTTTTCAGTATTTCGTCACATACTCCCATTTTTACCTCCTTCTTTCTTACAATTAGTATGCAACTTGGAACAGGTTGTCCTCTCCAATCAAACATCCAAGTTTACCTGTAGAATACAAGTAATTGACACGTTCTTTACGTTCAAACCAAATATCCAGATCGGAAATCAGATTATTGGCTGGTGTTCCTACAAAGAGCTGTTTCGGAGAACCAAATACAGCACGGTGTGGAAGATTCAGTTTAGTACCATTATTCTGATATTTCTCAATGAATCTATCCCAAATGGACACACGATAAATCATACGTCCATCAAATTCTGTCACGTCAAGGCCCTTAAATACCTGTTCCCAGTTAAGGATGAGTTTGTATTCACGCTTCAAATCCTTTGTCAAAGCATCGCATAATGACTTGGTTGCGAAAACTCCTGCACCATCAAGTGCTGCGATACGAGAGTCAGCATTGTCAAACATTTCCTCAAAGATACCAATAGCGATACCAGCTTCACGGATTTTGCTCCGTTGCAAAGCATACGTTGCTTCACTATTTGCAGCAATAGTTGTTTTCTGTCCTTCATTCTCCGTACACACAGCGAAGAGTTGTTTCCAGAATCCGTCATTCGTCTTGAATAACTCAATGTTCACACCATCTGTAATTTGTCCGGAACTTCCAGTATTTTTAGCTTCTGTATCTCCGAACCAGATAAAACGCCACATCATGTGTTTTACAGCCAAATCAAGTGCAGGATACACAATGTCATCCATATAATCTGTAGATGACAGGTCTCCAATCTCTGTACCTGTTTTCAAACAATACTCTGCGATTGTATTGATAAGGTCAGTATAACACCATTTCAGAGGAATCTGCCAATCGCCAATCGTCCACTCCTTCTCAGCAAATTTTGTAGCTACATTCTTATAAGTAGGGTTGCATCCGGAACCAGCCCAACCGACATCTTCCATATCACCAATCCAACCGAGCTTGTCTCCGTTGTGAACATTTTGCCTCAGTGTGAAAAATCTTTCCAAATCTTCATCTATGAAGTTGGTTGCAATAAGCAAATCCTTCAGCGTTTGAATTGCCCCATTGTCGGGGGTTAACGACGAAAGTTGATCAAAATTCATAAATTGTCCTCCTTTTTACTTGTTGTACTTAGATTTCTGTTTTTCTCTAAACTCTGCAAGGCGCTTTTCATTCTTGCTAGTAGGTTTATTCTCTTCACCTTTACCTCTCGGAGTATTCACTCTTCCAGAAGGTGTATACTTACTTGCCGCGTCTTTCAGTAATTTGTCAATACCTCCAGCTTCCTCTACTTTAGCAAGTATTCTCACATCATCATCTGTCTTTGCATTTGCAGTAAGTTCTGCCACCTGCTGTTCAAGCTCAGCCACTCTACTTTGCAATGCTTCCACATCATCGTCAGAAGAAGCCTCACGAATCTCTGTAATGACACCGTCTTGAACTACAATCGTTCTTCCGTCAGGCATTACATGTTCCCCGTCAGGAGAAGCAGCGTCACCAACCTGCGGATCACCTTCTTCACGCTCCACAGTCAATACATCACCTCCAGCCGTTGTCAACTCAAGTGCAACAGCAGGTACATCTTCAATCTTCGCATAACCAGCTTTTGCAAGCAGACGATCGAGCAAAGACTGCTTTACAGTTGTTTGCTTTTCTTTGTTCATAATTCTAATATTAGTTGATACTTTTGCCGACTTCGGCATGATTACTTCACTCACAAAACCAAGCTGTTTGGCTATCTCTCCGCCAAACCAGCTTTCTTTGGCCATCTGCTCCTCAATGAGAGCACGATCGACACCACAACGCTCCACATATAAGGATATCATCCTTTCACGCTCTGCTTCCAATCCAGCTTTTATTCCTTCAAGTGCTTCAATGTCTAATGAACCGTCGATACCTTGGCAGAATGGTGAATGAATAAGAATCTTTGCGTGCGGATACATCTTTCTACGCTCAATAGGAGCAGCCAGAAGAATGATTGTTGCCATAGACGCGCATCGTCCTACTACAGTAGCGGAAATCTCCTTACCCGTAGCTCGCAATGCGTCATAGATAGCATATCCTTCCGCCACATCACCACCACAGGAATGAAGCTCTATGTCAATATGTGGATCATCAGCCGGTATCCATGCGATAAAATCCTGTACGTCACTAAATGACATACCGTCAACACCTGTCAGATACCAGTTTTCCATTTTATCGGCATCAGCCACAATGTCTTTGTTGATAAATAATTTCGCCATATCTCGTAATTGTTTGAAACAAAGGTAGCGAACGTGACATGGCTATAAGAATTTTCAAAGGGAATAGCACTGACACAGCTTGTCAGTGTTTTTTAAGAACAAAAAAGGGAGCCGTCAATCAGCTCCCTTAAAATGGATGTCGTTTGAAAACTTGTCGATAATCCGATATACATTCCGATCTGATGTTCCATATTCATCAGACAGATACTGCACTATGTATGTTTTCTTATGCCCTTCCTTCATCAGCCGGACATACTCCTGATACATTGGCAGGTATTTAACGTCACCGATATCGAGGGAGGCATCCTTCATCACCTGAAGGATACTCCTGTTAAGCAGCAATAATTCGTACCCGTTCATACGTCACCCAAATTCTCCACGTATTTCACTCTGTTGGCTACCGAGGTAAATTCTTCCACAGATACGACTGGTGGCGGTGCCATCATAACCCCCTTGGCTACCGCCCTTGCAAGCATATCCTCACCCAACGCCTGGTTGCTCGACTCCGTTACATTTATGGGTACCCCTCCTCCCATCTGATTAAACGAAGAAAGCAACGGTGCAAACATTGAAGTGGCCGCAGCTGTCAGTACACTCTCCCCATTGCTGAGCATGGCCGGAACACTATCCGAAGTACCGGAGCCAGGACCTACAACATTACCTCCAGTTGCAAATTTAGCACTTTTTACGGTATTTACTGCGACAGCAATATTAGAAAGTACAGTTGCCACAGTAGTTGCTATAGCAATTAAGTTACCAGGATACGGAACTGATTGCGACTGAGCCACTCCTGCCGCAATAGCCTTACCTGTGTTTATTGCAATTTCAGCTAAAGCCAGGGTTTTACTGAGTATTGCAAATGCTTTATTATCCTCACCAAGAGTTTCAAATACACTTGAAAGACCACCAGCTATTGATGCAGCGACTTCATATTTAGCCTGTTCTATTTCTATCTCTTTGTTTGCCAATTCCTGCTTGGCTGCCAGGTATTCATTCTGCATCTCTATCTTCCGGAGGTTGAATGCTTCTGTGCTCTCACCTTCCAACTGATGAATGGCATCCAGTTCAGCCTGTTTCTGCTCCAGCTTTATACGAAGTATCTCTTGTTCATTCCCGTGAGCCTGCGCTATTTCTGTTTCATAGCGCAGTTGAATGGCCTCTGTCTGTTTCTGCAATATCTCTGCTTCATGCTGTTCCGAAAGATCATCAATTTGCTTGTTGTATTTCGCCACAATGGCCAGCTTCATTTGTTCAGTCAGCTCTTTCTGGTTCAGCTCAACATCACGAGCTGCAACGAGCTGTTGTATTCTCAGTTGATACTCCTGCTCGCTACCTTCCTTCACTGCTTCCAACTGTAAGGATATCAGTTTTTGCGTATTCTCCAACTCCTTCTCCAGCTCTTCATCAGATAGCTTTTGCAAAGCTTGATTTTTCTGCTGTTCGAGAGCTGCAATCTGTTGGTTGATGGCAGTACGAGCTTTTGTAGTCAGATCTGTTTCTGTACGAAGCCGCGAACGGAGATCTTCAATCTGTCTGTCATATTGAAGACTTATTTCTTGGCTTTGTTTATATCGTCCGTCCTTTACAAGTTTCAACAACTCATCTTCGGCCTTGCGAACTTCCTCAAGTTCCTTTTCTCTCATTGCCTTAATAGCATCTGACTTTTCTTTTTCAGCAGTCTTAATTTCATTAGCCAATGCAACTTCTCTGCCCAACAATTCCCCACGCTTATCTTGATATTCGGTGAGTGCGTTATACATTTCGATTTCAGCTTGCGCAATAGCATCATTTGTTTCCTTCGTATTCTCAGCCATCGCATTTTGCTGAACCAACAATTCATATCTTCTCTTAGCCAGATCGTAGTTCTTCTTACTAGCCTCTTCTTCCAGCTTGTTTGCCTCACGAATAGCTTTCATTCGTTCTTCGGCTGAGACATTCAGTTCATCATCTGCCTGGGCTTTCAGAGTGGCAATTTTAAGAGCATTCTTAGCGTTTTCAACCTGCAAGTTTCTTGTATCTCTATCAATCGCCGCCTGCTCTTTTGCGATGGAAACATACCTCTCATTTTCATCATTTACCACTTTGACATATTTACCTAGTAATGGCAACTTTTCCATCTGCTTTGTTATCCATCCCATCATTTTACCACCAGTTTCAGCCACAGACAAAATACCTGATGCAAGAACTTGCATTCCCTTTCCGACAGCATCCAACAACATTCGGAATGGAGCAAGTACAACATTCCATCGTTGAGTATTTTCCTCACTTGACTTAATACCCTTTGCTATACTCAACAATAAGACTGATACCGCTGCAAATATGGCGACCACCGGATTAGCAAGCAACACAAGCAATTGTTTCCCAAAAGCAACCGCACCTTGAGTCATACCTTTAAATGTGACAGCTGCGTCACCACCGATTTCATTCATCCTAATGATGGAGTCTATAAATGGTACATTTGCAGCTATGGCATTCTGTATTGCATCTTCGTAATTTCCTACATTTCGATAAAAGCGCTGTGTTTCCTGCTCAGCCTCTTTTAGTTCATCTGTTATAGCATTAATATTTTCCTGTAACTCTTTGCCCTTTGACGAATTACGTTCCGCTCTACTCAAATTATCATATTCAGCTGTCAGATTGGATAATTCAGCACGTAAAGACTTAAGACTACCCTCCCCACCACTTTCGAGTTCACGTTGTATTTTTCGGTTGTTCTGTATCTCCTTATTAAGTATTCGAATAGCTTCACAGTTCTCTTGGACATCAGTTTTTGACTTTGCCATTTCAGCATTATATTCAGCACGTGAAATCTTGTCATCCTTCAGTTCCTTTTTCAATTCTGCTTCTCGTTTTTTTAAGTCATCAATCTTTGTCTGATACTGAGATATCGCCCTAATTGCATCGTCATACCTTACCTTGATATCAAGTATCTTTTCTTCTACGTTTGCCATAATTATACCTCCAATTGTAATAGTTTACATTCACATATCCCTGTATTCTCCGCCTTGATGGACATGATAGCATAATATCGACCATACTGAGCCAGATAAACAGGAATAGTCACATCGATCTCTCTAAGCTCAATATCACTTATCTCCACCTTTTCTGTTATGATAACTGGACGTAGGATTATCTGCTGATAGGCCTTATAGTTATCCGACAATATAGTTTCCCAATCCAACCCATTAAAGACTCCCCTATTTCCATCATATCGGAGCAAACGAGGCTCAACACTATTATATTGTAGTCCAGTATCTTCATCATACGTATACAATGGGATATTGGCCACGCCACCAACCATGTTAGTAGGAGCAAAAGGCAATTCAAGTACATCAATCTCATCATCTATAGTGCTATTTTCCACGACCAAGCATCCATCATAATTACCTCGCACCGTATCATCCTCTTTCCATTTGTAGTTGTTTTTTTGTGCAAAGTCATCAAGCGTATATGACATACTCATTGGCTTGTTATCTTGATACGATGCAACGACACGTTTAGTCCAATCATACGCATTTACCTTGTCCAATAGTTTGTCTATTGTAATAAACCGAAGTACATTCTTCTCCGTAGATGCAGCAAACACTCCCATCAATGAGGCAACAATCTTAATGAAATCTATCACTTTAATATCCGGTAAATTGGGTATTATCCAAAATCGTCCATTATTTCCATCAACACTTTGAATTAAAACTTCTTCTTCAATATTCTTAATCTTAATTGTACCAGAAATAGATACGACATTAGAGGCATCACCTATATTTCTCAATAGGAATTTAAAGTGCGGTCTTGACAAATCAGACTCAAATACACTAGCCTGATTATCTGTAAAGTCAAATACCAGTTTATACACTCCATTCCCAATGTCCTCCATGCTGAAAGGAGTAACTTCAATAACAGAGCCTGTATCCAATTCCGAACCGCTACCATTAAAACTATAAGCACATACATCCAACAATGCAGTTGAAGGTTCAGAAGAACTCTTCACTTGAACCTCAAAATTTCCTGATATTATAGGAGATGCGTTATCTATATAAGACTGATAAGACGAAAATACATTCCCAATAGGTGGATTTCCTCTCAATACGTTCATACGGCCATAGTATGATGTACCACTAACATCACCATAAAAATACAAACTTACGTTCTGGTCGTTATCAGAATAAACACCTCTGATTTTCACCGTCACAGCACAATTCTCTGCATAGCCATCGCTTGGATTTCTTGTCAGCAGAGGAATGAATAAATCATCAAGTATATGTATTTTCTCTTCCGGCCAATCAAATGTTACACCGAAGTCTGTACTGATATAGCCAAGTATTTTCCCCAATGATACAGCTGGGTGATACCACACTGTCGTTTCATCAGAACGAAATCCATAGTTGACCAATGGGAAATTTCTATCATTCTCTCCCCAATTTTTCCAAGTTAAATATCTCGATACCCCGTCAACCACTTCATTCAAATTCCTCAAAGAATAATCAGCATCTACCAACGATTGAAATGCTGTTGAGTTTCCCCATGTCATCGCCATTTCTATTGCATCAGATACTGAAATAAGTGCAACCTTGGCATCCGGCACAATTTCGACCCCATTACGGAAATATCTACCCTGATGGAATTTTCTTGGATAGTCCGTACCACATGCCGGCAGATCTGCATGTTCAATAATACGCTGGTTCCGCACGGTCTTAGGCAGTTTGATAGTATAGCTGTTGTTACTCACTATCTTGCTAAGATCGGTGAACAGATTACTTTTGATGTTCAAAGTAATCTTAGTATCTTCATCCAAATCAACCAGCTCACCATCGATAAAAAACATTTCGTCTCTCATAAGCTCTGTACTCTTGTTTCCGGTAAAATAATCTCAGCCACAAAATCCTGCAGGACAGCCCTCGTCTTGCTATAGGTACCCACGGAAATATTGACAGCCTTCCAACTGTCCGTTCCGTTACTGTCCTTGCCAGCATACATATCCACGACTGGAGACAACGCCAGTTGGAAAAGGAAATCGTAAGTATCACTGTCAACCAACGGGGCACACACTGGCAGCGTGTTCTCCTCCGTCTTTCGTTGCTTACGCCCACTACCACCGTGGTACCCGTTCTTGTATGAATAGTCCTGCATATTGTTACGAATGAACTCACCGTCATTGCTTACCACAAGCTGGGCATCCCCACGTTTGAAGAGCCAGTAACAGTAGAAGCCGTGTCGGTTTACCCAACGAAGATATATGCCATCAGTACAATTGTCCACCAACAGCTTGACATTGGCCGCGACATTCATCATTGCCTGGAATGTGAAGTCAAATGTGTTATCGAAGACACTGGCCCCCGTGCTTGTACCTGGCAGATTAAATACGACCTCATTTTGGGCATCTATGCCTTTCAACATAAGGTTATAGACTCTGCGTTGCGACAATACGATAGAGGGCATGATTTGGCCGTCAGCGGTCACACTTACCTCACCACTACCAGCCGTATACATACCGACTGTGAAAGGGAAATTCTTAAACCATGTCAGTGCCCTATTGCCATTGTACCTTTCGCCAACTTTCATCGCTCCCCAAATGATGAACGTATCAAACTGGAAGCTTTGCCCTATCTCTGAGTCGCTCGTGTACATATCCACTTCAACAGAAAACAACCGACCAAGCTGGCTGTCTTGCGCTCCTGTCTGCGAATAGTCTATCCGACCAAACTCTGTAGCATCAAAAGCAGACTGCATGTAGAACGAAACGTCGAAAAAACATGCCGCCTTGAACATGGCCCGCTTCTCCTTATGCGCAGTACCCGTAAGCACATCCGTAACTGTCACCTCAACCCAAGCCCATGCATGGCCGTATATGTTCATCACAACTGGATTGAAGCAAAAGCCTATCTCGTCTGGATACTCAATCGTAGTATCATCAATGTTATGCGTCCTCATTGCTATTCAGATTTATGTGCGTCACGTCATCCTTAAAAACTGCGAACGCACGGTTCATGATTTCCTGTGTCGTTTTCTCAATTTCTGGCGAATAGATGTCGGCTCGCCCACCCTGCCTGTGCAGCTCGGTGCCTTCCCGTGCAATCTTTCTGGCAACTAAGTAAGCGAACGACTTGGGGTTCTCAACTTGAATGCCATTATCCTTCACCCACTGCTGGATTGTCTGATAGAATCCTTTCGGTACCTTACCAGGCTTTCGGCCCGTTTCCAGAACACCGAATGCCTGACGACCGAACAATGTACCTTGGTTGTCGTTTACATAAACACGCAGACTGGATATAGTCTTTCCACTGGCCTTTTGTCCGGCACGTATATGGTTTTCAATGATACGTTGCCTCAAGCTTTCCAGCTCTTCGTCCAGAATACCCTTTATATCAGCTCTCGGATCATTCACAGTCAGCACATAGGTACTCCTTGGACCTCTTTAAGTGACAGCTCGATGACAATACCCGTAACATTTACGTTCAGTTTATCATAAAACACAGAGTAAGGAACTTCATCCGATACGAATTCAAACATGCCACTCTTGTTCAACTCACGTATGAACTGCACCGCATACGCCTTGCAACGTTCGATGATTTCGTCATTCTCCACGCCATCAAAATCGAATTTTGTTTTGTCGGCAAAAGCTATCATACAGTTGGGTCTATCACGAAGCTGTGTCTTTCCGATGACAAAACGACCGGAAGCAGGTAATAAGTTGATGATGGCCGGAAGTTCCAGCTTGTCGAGGCGCACGTTAGCCGTGGCCCAGTTCTCATACAGATAGGTGATGCCAAGCTTCTCGGCCACCGATGCAATTTTTCTTTCCACACTCAGTTTCATTTCTTGCTCCTTTCCTGGATTACTTTTCTCAATCTACGTTCATACCTTGTTTTCTCTGCATCCATCTCCATGCACTTGTAGACCCGAACCCATGGCACCCGCTCTACCTCTTCATGGTTTGTGATACCCATTCGAAGAGCAAAATAGTCCAGAATACCGAACATGCCAAAATTCAAATCACCTACCCCAGCCTGCCTTTCCTCATCTGTCGGAGGAACAGACGTGGACATAAACAGCTTCGATATACGTTCCACCTCTTTGGCTACCCACGCAGACAATGCAATAACGTCCTCCGCCGATGTGGCAAGTACGTCCGATTCATTCATACCGAACAACACTCTGCATACGACAAACAGACAATCCTTCACTTCACTCATTCCCTGCAGTGACAGGAGTTCACCTATTGTCAGGTCATTCAAACTCTCCGGTACTTTATACTTTCCCACATATTTTGGAGGAGGTAGTTTCTTCATCCTCTCTACCACCTCAGCGGTATTGGTCGCAACCGAGCCCAAAATCAAAAACTCTTTCACATTCATATATCAATTCTCCGTTAATCTGCCTTTCGGCCGTTGTACAATAGGTTTGATACGGAAGTACATGGCCATAATCAGCATGTCGAGATAATCCGGCGAATGGCCCAGTATCTCTTTCATCTTCTCCTTGCTGATGATACCTTTCTTCCGCGTATCTGCGTCGATGTGTGCTTGCTTCAATACTCCAAGTTCATCTATGATACGTTCCCGTTGTGCATCCGTACATACGATACGCAACTTTCTGGCATTGATAAGTTCTGCCAGCTTGAAGGCACATTCGGACTTTAGGTTGTCAAACTCGGGATTGATGGGCCGCGTACCTCCGTGGAACTCCTTGATGCCATTCAGATAACTTTCCAAATAGCTACCCAATCCGTCAGAGTCGGCTATCATCATGCTACGGGGTATAGAGCACTCAATCATCATACGCTTAAGGTCTGTTTCGATGGACTTGCCCGTGCTGTATTCCTGATCCAGCTTGATATAGCACACGTTTCCTTTCCAGTGTCCGGCAATGAAACGGTCACGGCCCTTCATCGCAAGGTCGGCAGATCCGGACGATATGCCGGCAGGCTTGACAAACTCGTTCGTGAACAGGTCGCAGATAGCATCATAATCACAAAGCGCCGTCGGGTCGTTGTCGTACTCCCAATTACCGAAATAGAGACGTTCCTTGGTTACCCTATCTTTCGTATTCCGCAAACTCTCGATATAGTCCTCAGTAGCCCACGGATTATCTTGTACGAGCGCCTGGATGAAAGCATACGGTTCTTTTAACTTGCCTTCTTTCCATGGCTTGTAGAAGTCACGGTACAACCAATTCTTCTTGGGATTGCATGTAATAAGTATCTTGCCAGGTACATTGTACACATCGTTCATGTGCCGTCCGATACGAGTTTTCAAAACCTCAAATGCAAGGTAATGGACTTCTCCAGCTTCCTCTATCCATCCTCCGGTGTATTCCTTAGAGCCAAGACGCTCATACATCGGGTCCTTGACTGGATAATAGGTAAGGTCAATATAGACAATCTCGCTCCCATTGTCGAATAATATCCCGTCACTGATGGTCTTGTATGCGGTGAAGCCGTGAGACTTGGCCACCTTATTAAAGGTTACGGTCACAGACTCACGGCTATCCTTCAGATTGTTTCGGCCAACGAACCAGCGTGTACCAGGAAGGTAATAGGCACATTGCATCAACCACTCACAGCCGAGCCATGACTTACCACCTCCTCCGGCACCACCGTACAACAGGAATTTCGTCTTGTCATCACGAAGATAGTTGTACGCCAAGCGCTGTTTTATGTTGACCTTGTTACACATTCTTCAATTTTTCTGCCTCCGGAGTATAAGGAAGAAAATCAAATCCTCTGAATGACTTGCCTTGTGTCGTATGGTCCACCTCCTGCTTATCAGCCAGTCCCAACTTCCGTGCGATGATGTTCGCATTGAAGGCTCCGACACAGGCTCCCTCAAACTGCTGGGTTTCGATAACCCTTTCTATGCGCGCTATGACTTCCATAAATTCTTTTTCATTTCTTTCCTTGATGTTATACCACGTCTGAAGCGAAATGTCGAGATAGAGCACAAGTCCCGTGATTGAGTACGGGCGTTGCGTAGGTGACTCTTCTTTTTCCTTTGTCTTTCCTTTCGTCCGGTTCTTTACTACCAACCAGGGGTGCTCGTCACACCACTGGAAATATTCACACGCCGCTTCCCACAAAGCTTCAGGTTCGGCAAACAGTCTGGTTCTTCCGGTCTTGGTTCTCAGTTTCCAAAACTCGTTTCCTTTCGGTGCAGCCATAATCTAATCAATTTATTTATTGGTATATACAACAAAAGTACCGGATAATCCACAGGGAGACTACCCGGTACTTCATAAAAGCACTGACATCTTCGTGTCAGTAGATTATTTTACGTTCAATATCCCAATACTTTTGCAGCTTCCAATCGGATACGTTTGATGGTCTGCTCCAATTCCTGGATGGTTTCGTCTTTCTTCTGCAACTCCGTATTGAGGAAATAAGCGGTAAGCAAGGCGTTGTTTACATGTGCCATGATGTTCTTCACGTTCTTGATGAAGCTATCCTGCTCATACAAACTGAATGATGAAGGGATGTCGCCGGCCGGCCCGTATGCGTTGCCATACTTCAACCTGCCTGCCGTAATGGCTCTTCGCAGGTTCTTGTTCACCTTTGCCAGTTCACTTTTCAGTACCGAGAGAGCATACCTGTTTTCCTGTCCGCTGCGCAGGATGTCTTCCATTTCGTTGAAGGCATTGATGTAGGCGATTTTGAACTGCATGGCTTTCTTTCCTGTAAACCCCATAGCCAACAGCGTGAAGCCGTCGCGATTCATAAGATACATTGGCTGTTTTTTCCCGTTAGAATCTTCATAAGTAACTGATTCATACCCTGAACGCAATTTTGCGTTGAGAGAAATAAGATTGTTTATCTGCCTTAAAACGTCTGCATGGCGTTTATCAAAATACTCTGCCACTTGCAATGAAGTAGTTACTACTTGGTTGTTTTGTACCGATACTAAATGCTCGCTTTTTTCCTGAGCAGGGAATAAATCAACTGTTCTCATCATTGTAGGTCTTTATGATGTTTAGGCAAAAGAAAAAACGGCTTTGCCTTTCCCGTTGACCTACACCAATGAATGGCAGGGAGAGCATTAACTTCTCCACACGGGGGTTCAAAGCCGCTATATTTTTATATACAACAATTTTGTAAGCATAAAAAATGCTCACTAAAGAAGCGAGCGTCACTCGCCATTCATTATGTAGGTCATTGCAAATGTATGAATTGTTTTTGAGAGGGCAAAAAGAAAGCGGAAGTTTTTAAGTTCCGCTTCTATATGTAATTTTCTACATCAAGTGTAATAGACGACTTTCCTTCTGGTACTTCCACATAATTAAACTCTATTTCTTTGAAAATACCAGTATTACCCAAAGGAAGCCCTTTTAATTTAAAGCAGTCTGTTGGGACAAGAGTAGTCTTTTTCTCTTTACAATAACATAAATCAATGACAAACTCCGCATCTGTCTTATATTTACTACCAGGTTTTAAGAATTGTTGCCTATACAGATCACGCAAAAATTCTTGCTTCGGTGGAAGACATGCAATGAATCCTTTTATCACAAACTCATCGTAATTATAACAGCGTAGCAAATGCATAAGCATATTGATTTTTAGATATGAGGATATTATCTGATCTTTCGCATGGTCAATATCAGATGTATCAAAAGAAGATTTAAGTTCCGAGAAAAACATGTATTTTCTACCCTCTTTTTCAAAAATCACAAATCCATCGCAATCTAAGAAAAAAATATCCGATGATTTTGCTGTTTCAAAAAAGGATCTCATATCCTTAACGATGGTTGAATCTATTTTATGAAAATCTGAATTAGACCAAATCAGTTCTTTTACCTTTGCGGATGAAGAATCCTCTGTTATGGATACAGTCCTCTTACAATATTCCATGGAATACTTAGGGAACAAAACTTTCAAATCATCACAAAACGGCATAATTAAATCCCTTCCTTTTTAAACAAGTTTCTAATTGTGCCGGACAGTTGAATATCTTCATCTATCACTTGGTAAAATGACTCAAATGGAATTTCATTATCCAAAGAAATATCTTGTGTCACAATCTCAGAATATCCATTTCCATTTCTTCTTAAGAGGAATGCCCCCACATTTTCCGGGTCTATCAGACAATCTTCTTCAATATTGTAAGCAACCAATAATTTAGAAAACTCTTCTGATGACATCCTTTCTTTCAGCAAATGAAGTTTCATCAAATTGTTAATACGCTTGATGAAATAATCACTGTGAGTGGTTACTTGCATTTGACAACCTTTGTTGACCGAGCAGGCTATTAAATCCGCGACCTTAACCTGTCTTTCCGGATGCAAATGAGCTTCCGGCTCTTCAAACAGTATTGAGATTCCCTCTGGAGAGAACTTGTTCAGCATCATTGTAAAAGGTGCAAGTTCCTTAATGGACGAAGCCGCTGCTGTCAAAGGCATATCTGCTCCATCCTTCGTGTAATACATAATTCGTCCTTCTACTTGCTGTAAACTTCCCATGTTCACTTCCGACAGACACTCTGTTATGGTAGCATTTTGTTCCACCGATTTTGCCAATGGCCTACTTAAAGCCACTTTTAAATCAAAAAACTCATCATACATCCCTGAACGAAAAGCCGGTCTTTCCGTCAATTCCATTAGAGCTCCTCTTGAAGGTGGGAGTAAATAGCAATACTTTAGAGCTCGATAGTCACCCCATATTGCATCCAATAATACCGCACATGTTAAATCAGAAAAAGGTACTGAATCTGGTTGAAAAGAGCGGGATACGACACGATATGTAAAATGATCTAACTTTATTTTATAAAATAATTCTTCTTTATTATCTAAACCACTCAATTCATCATCATAGATGAATTCTAAAGTCTGATTCTCATACGGAAACTGTATTTCAACTTCACCCTCAAACTTCTCATGCCCTATCAAATATCCTATGTAATTAATAGCATCCTTATTAATCCAAGCAAATAACTCGTCTACTGGGATGCTAAGAAGTACTTGACCTGATTGTTTTTTCTCAAAGATTGATTTAAAATCAATGCTTTTTTCATTAAAAAAAGAAATTAATCTATCTGATACAAGCAAAGTATAAAGATAATGAACTAAGAAAGCAACATAACTTTTACCTAATCCAGATTCACCAGAAAATATCATTAAGGGCTTGAGTTCAATTTTTGAATTTCTTACAGCACCTAATTTTTTTATTTGAAATACTACAGGGTTCATTTTAGTCATTCACTTGTTGGGCATACAAAGATAACAAAAGAAATTCTTTAATTGATTAAAGAAATCCAATAATTAATTTGTTTTTTGATATTAATGAAGTTTTTCTTTAATGCACATCACAAATCTATTCCCCCGGCTCTCCCAGATACGTCACAATGGCTTCATGTTGCAACGGCGTCAACGCACGCTGTCGGGGCTTGTAATGAAGTTGTTCCAGCCGATGAAGTAAGTCAGTGTTTAGTTGAATCCATCGGCGAAGCTGTGCCGATGCGCTGCGCGGTGTGTTTTTCGGGAAATAGGCTTGCGCCAGTTCACTCATATATATAGCTTTCATCATTCCAATTATTAAGTCCTCACGGATGTTTGAAAACTACCCATAGGTAGTTGATGAACTACTTACGGGTAGTAGGACAATTACCTACAGGTAGTTTGTTGATTACCTATAGGTAGTTTTTATAGCGGACTGCCACCTTCTTCATCATCTCCATCACCTGTACTTTCATCAGCAGGCAAAGTTTCACCTTTTTTCGGTACTCGTTTAAATGTAAGCCCACCATCGCCGGCACGTGTAGCAGCCTTTACAGGTTTACCAGGACGAAACTGAATTCTGGCACCTATAATGTTGGCCGAGGTAAATTCTTTCTCGGTCAAAGCACCTTCACTCTGAAGCTGTAGTTGGAAACTGCCGAATTTTTCCAACCTGACAATTTTGCCAGATGCCAGATGCTTATTCATCTGCTTAATCAACGCCCGTAAGGCATTGAGTACATCACCGTCGGTCAACGTTGTCGCATAGGCGATATCTTCTGCCATCTCGTCCATCGTCACCTCACCGCTTGCCTGCATCTTTGCGTAAAACTTCTTCTCGCCGTCCGGGTTGCCCGGCTCGCTACTCATCAGAGCAAGGGAATAATTCACACTCATAATTAACTCCTTTCTTTTTCGTTAATACTTCGTTTGATTATCACGGTGCGAAATTATACCCAATCCTTATCACGGTGTCCGACATGACGCACTAAGACGGGAAAACTGATAATAAGTGGTAAAATTCGGTTTTATGATACATAGTTACTATATTTGCGTTACGGACATAAAGTTTAAATTGTCCTTAGTTTCTCTCCGGCTAACGAGAAAATAGTGCAGCTTACTAACGTCTCTTAGTTTCTGTCTTGAAGGAGAGAAAATAACCAACCTTACTAAGCCAATCTATTTTCTGTCCTACCCATGAGAAAATTGTGAGCCTTACTAACGGTCCTTAGTTTCTCTCCGGCTAACGAGAAAATAGTGCAGCTTACTAACGTCTCTTAAATCGCTCTTAATTTGTTCTTAAATAGCTCTTAATCTTCTTCAAGGTTTTTCAATGTCTTGGATAAACCAACGTATAGAATGCCCGTACATGTTGCTATTAATATCAGCTCAAGCACACTAAACCCAGAAGACAGCCCTATCACAACCAATGTCATTCCGGAACCGTAGGCTATCACACCAAGTATTTGGTTGATGATGTTCAGTATCTTTTTCATGCTTCTTCCTCCTTCAACGCTTTCACATATCTTTCCAGCAGATCCTTCAGCTTACGGATAGTATCGGTTGGGAAGTGGATAATGGTCCATCCTCTGTTATACCCATCCGAAAATCCATAATACCATACGGTCATCATATCATCTTCAATTTCGATGAAGTCCAACCTTCCGCTTTCATCACCGAAGTTAAAGACCATATCATCTTCATCAATATCCAATACGTCACATATCTCGTCCACATCTATGCGAACATCATCCATGTAGTCATTACCCGGCATAGTAGCCAGCGTACAGTAAATCTCACCGTAGAGCCTGAATCGCTCCAGCATGTCTTGTTTTGTAGTATTCAAATCCATGTTATTTCTCCTCAAATTCATTTGTTGTTCCTAATAGATGCTCGTTGCCTTCGTAAGGGATGCACTGGCCCCAATCATTACAACCTATAGTTCTAAACAATCCTTTTTTACAGCTAAAAAATGCAGGTTGCCAAATTTCATGGTCTGCATCCCTTACTAACACCTTGTCGAACGGCTTGAACTCATATTCCTGCTTTTGCTCGATGTTAAAGAAGCGTTTGAGGTATTCTTTGGCTTTAGGCTCTTTGCTTGCTTTTAGTTCGTCAATTAGCTTTTGTTTTTCGGATTCAGTGGCTAATCTTAATTCAGATATATCATTGTTGCTTGTTATGCGATTGTCTTCTATCCACAATGTATCTCTTTCGTCTATTGCAGCATAAATGCATGTTCTATCTTTGTTGTTGTTTCGATAAATAAATACAAACCAAAATTCACCTGTTCTTGCGTAAAGTACATCCCCATCCTTAAGCGTCATGTATTCGGGGATTTCTAGCAGTAAGTCCAAATTACTTTCTTCACCGTCATCACAATGCCACCTTCCGTCAATCATAAAAATTTCAACAACTTCTTTTTCTCTATATTTTAAAAGAGCTACAATAGGAGAATTTTCATCTATTTTGTCCCAGCAAACAACTCTAGCATGTTTCCCGTCACGTGTTACAATTCTACCATCGCACTCGCCATTTGTAATCTTCTTGGCTAACTCCACCTCAAAAGGCACTTTTACTAATTTCTGTTCCATATCAAATAATTTTTAATCGTTCTCTTCTATACCAATCCGCATACTCACTTGTCTGTTTGTCTTTGGTGACATATATGACTGTTGTTTGATTAATCCGCAATGGGTACAACCGTTTTTCACGTTTTTTCTGACGTTCAATATACTCAGAAAGGTCATTACCATTCTTGGTTGTATCTGCTTTGCGCTCCTTGGTTGGAGGCATAATGTTCTTGTTCGCCATTATTCTTTCTTTTTACAAGTTCTTCTAAACGTTTCTCACATTCTGCCACATTAGTTTTCTTCCGCTTTACCTAAAGTTTAGGTAAAGTCATGATGCTCTATTTCGGATCATCCACATGTTTTCTTTCATAAGCCGGATGATACGGTCGTGATGCTTGGATGTTCCGTTGCACACGGCACGGCTCTGAATGATTTCAAACGTGTCCAGCGACACCTCCAGCGTCTCCATGCGTTCACCGCCTACACGGGCCGAAAGTATCAGGCATTCGGGTCGGTTGTAATATTCAAGTCTGTACACGCAGTGGTGCATGGCCTTTCCTTCGGCGTAGAACTGGCTGATGTTTTCCAGCGGACGGATGACCAGGTCGCTGTCCCGTATCTCCAAGTCCAGGAACGGCCGTATGTGCTCCATAAACTTGTGGATGTTTTTCTTCATCTTCTCCATGTCTTTCAACTTCTTTTCTTCCATCATCCGGCGGCGATGCTCGGCCTCCAGCTTGTTCTTCCGTTTCAGCAGGCGGTCGTGCTCGGCTTTCAGGTTCTTTGGACAAACGTAGTGGGCGTTATGTGTGTCGAGGTGGAAGTAGTCCAGCAGGTCAATGTAATCGGTCCACATGCTGGCGTCCTTCACGATGTAGTGGTTACGGTTGCATATCTTGATGGCCCACGTCTGTCGGATGTATCCGCCACGTCCGAACCAGTGCTTCAGCAGGGAGAACTGACGGTTCTTCAGCAGTATCTCTGGCCAAGGTTCGTTATTAAGCAGACGCCTTACCAACGTGGCGGGTGTGATGTCGTGGAAATCTTTTCCCAGCCCGTTACGTACCAGCTGCGGCAGCAACTTAACTCGCGGATATACATATCCGTTGATGTCGTATCTTGTTAGTCCGTACCAAAGGTTCCCTTCTCCTTTCAATGTCATCGGTCCTCTTGATAACCAGCTTCTTCCGTATCTATCTATCGGTTTTGCGATTACCAATTCCTTATTTTCAGAACTAAACCACTGCTGGCACACTTCCATCATGCTGTACCACGTTTCACCTCCGTTGTATGTTCCCCGCACACGCTGTACATGCACATGGCGCAGCACCTGAAACTCTTCCACACGGTCGACGATGGTCATGTAGGTTTCTACATTCTCCTTCTTTTTCCGGCTCTTCTTCACCTCCAGCTTGGCCTGGCAGTATGGGCATGCGGTTTTATCTCCGTTCTTGGCGTCTATGTCCATCCAGTATTTCCCGCACTCGGTGCACCACAACCATCCGGCCTCCATGTAAGCGTTGTGGTCGAAGCAGTTCTTCTTGGCCCATCGCTTCTGGGCTTCGGTGACAGGCTTCAATGTTTCGCTAAGCGCCACCACACGCTTCTCCAGTTTTGTTCTTGGCTTCATGGCTCAAAACAATGACATCTGTTGTACACTCTCGTTTTCTTCCTTACGTGCCCGCTGTGGCCTTTTCTTCATCTTCCGGTATTGTTCTTCGGCCAGACGGTGGATGGCTTCTTCACGGGCCTGCCTTTCCTCTTCGGCGGTCAGTTTCACTTCCTTGGTTTCGTCGTCATCAGAAGCAGATGCTTGCACGTAACCGCTCACAGGGTTAATCTTGATGTTGTCCTCGTCGTAGTAGTGCACGGCCAGGCCATATACTTCTTCGGCGGTCATTCCGACTTCTGTCCCTTTCTTTCTCGCTTCACCCAGCACATACTTATAGCATTCGTCTATGCTCTTGTTTGATTTGGTGTATGCCTTGGCAAACAGTTCATCGTTCTTGGCTCTTTCATCCAAGTAGTTCTTGATTTTCGTTTTTGCATCCATAGTACGTTACAAATAATGTCTCAGACAATAATCGGTTACCCAATACAGGGCAAAATAAAAAGCGACATACAAAGCGATAATGCCAAGTATAGTCGCCATAAGCTTAGTTTCTTTCATTTCTTCTCAAATTTATCACAGACTCTGCCATAGCGGTTGCAGGCGCATACCCGCCTACCAAATGATCGACAATAACATGAGTTATCAATGAACTGCGAAGCATTCCTACACCGACGGCAGAACACATAGATTAACTTCTTTTCTTTCTCTCCCATGATGGTATTCGCTTGAGATAATCTGGCATTTCATGGTTTCTTTCGACTTTTACTTCTACTTCAGGAGGCTTACGACGGCGAATGACGGTATCCAGTTCATCGCTCCGCTCCTTCAGGAACCTGCGGAAAGCTTCACCGATAGTCATCGTATCGAAGTAGCCATAGAACTTTCCGTATCGGCCAAGCTTGAAGCGGGCCACGAATGACAGAAATTCCGTCAGCTTGATGTAGTGATACTGGGCCGCAAACAACTTGGAGAACTCTTCCAATGCTGACATATCCGCCCCCTCCTTGACCGATGACGTGAAGTCTATAGTCAGAAGCTGGGTTTTCACCCACAATGCGGAAGAGCCAGGAGAATACATACGGTCCAGGTCACTGATTACAGGTGATTTTTCGCTGTACACCTTCTCCAAATCATTCAACAATAACGGCTGAAGAGAACTTGAAAAGGCAGCGGCAGCTTGGCTAAAGGTCGGGTATCTCTGACGTACGTTCTCCAGCATCACATCCCTGCTCGATAGCCGCGTATTCGTCAACGAGCATTCTTGCTTTTGCAGCTTTATCAACTGGCCTATGGTCTTGTTTTCCATCTTTCGCTTTGATTTGTTTCTCGGTTATCCAAAGATTTGCCCGGCTGTCCCAACGTTCCACCTTGGCGCCAGTAGCCGTCCTCCACCCCAGCCCGTTGAAATGATGGTAGAATAACGTAGCCTGCTCTTCCCAGTCCGGAAGTTGGCCGCGAAAGAATTCTTTCACTTCGTCGATAGTCGGTGGTACAAACTCCTGCTTTTGCTTGGAAGGTTTCTTCGGTGGTGGGTCGGGCGGGAATAACTCGCCAGAGTTATTTCCCCCTATAGTCTTTGTCTTTGTCTTATTTAACTCGGTAACAACCTGCTCCCTGACCTGCTCCCTGACCTCGGTAACAACCTGCTCCCTGACCTCGGTAAATTTTACCAAGGTATAGGAAACATTCGGGCTTCCATTCTTCGTTTTGAAGTCAATCAGGCCAACTTGCTTTAATCTGTTACGAGCAGCCGAAAGAGTTTTCAATGACGCTATACCAAGATCGGCAAGAACCTTGCTATTGTTACGGTTAAACGTATTCGCCCACCTACAGAGGTTGTTAGTTTCTAACAGGTAGAAGTACAAAGCGGTTTCTGTGACAGTTAGCGAATAGGCGTTATGTTGCAACCAAAAGTTCTTGATGTAGTCAATATAAGTCATCGCAAGTACGTATTTACTTCATTCATAAATTTATCCAGAGAACGGCATACGACGTATCTGTTTCGATACTTTTCTGCCTCTCTCTGCCACGTTCGCTGGTGTTCGCTTTGTACCCCTTTCGGAGTCTTCATTTCGATACAGAGAGAGGCGTATCCTTTCTTTGGTACCAATAGTATCAAATCGGCCACTCCACGGATACAGCCCTCATACTTCATCTGTGCCCCAGTTTTAGCATCACGCTTCCCTCCGTTCGGAACGGCGAACATCATCATGCTCAGACTGGGGTACTGAAGCCGGAACCACGCCAAGCAGCTGTGTTGGAGTTGGCTTTCAGATTGCGGTGTTGTTTGCTTTTTCATAATCTCGTTTTGAATAAATCCATAGCCATATCCACTACGTTCTCTTTGACAACATCATCCGTACCAGTCACGCCATTGGCGATGCTCTTCTTTGTTTGTATTACCTGGTACATATATTCGTCGATGGTGTCCTTTCCTAAAAAGTAGTAGCAGTTCACGTTATTCTTCTGACCATTACGATGTGCTCTATCCTCCGCCTGCTCACAGTCTGAGAATGTCCAAGGGAACTCAATGAACGCTACACGACTACTAGCAGTCAACGTGAGGCCCGTACCACCGGACTTGTAGTTCAGAATAATCAATCTGCAGTTCGGGTCGTTCTGAAAGGCATCAACTGCAGCCTGCTTCTGAGTAGCATTATCCTCACCTGTTACGGTTACAGCGTCAGGAAACAGCTTCTTCATTTCCATTACGACTTCCTTCAGGTAGGCAAATACTATTAGTTTTTCTCCTCCGTCGATGACATCATGGATAAAATCTGCAGCAGCCTTTATCTTGCCTCTGGCCGATACGGCTTTCAGAATACCCATCCTAACCATCACCTCGCCGCGCATGGACTTGGCAATCTTCTCGTCCGAGGCATTCTTATAGACACGCAGGTAATTAATCAGGTCATTCTCCGCACGGGAATATTCATCCCTTGTCGTGATATCCATTTCAATGTACTGCCTTGTCTTGTCAGGAAGTTGTGTCAATACCTTGGCTTTCTCTCGACGGAAGAAACAGGATGTCCAAAGGCGCCAGTTCAGTTCTTTCAGATTGGAAGCTTTCTTTGGTCCATTGCAGTACCTCTCAACGAAGTTCTTATATCCTCCGAAGTCCTCCAGACGGCCCATAATTTTGAGCTGTTGTATTAGGTCGGTTTTATCATTGACGACCGGCGTACCGGTCAGTTCCAATACAAACTCTTTTCCCTTGCAGATACCTTCCACGAATTTGCTCTGTTGCGTCTTGGTGGATTTGCACTTGTGGCTCTCGTCGATAACCACAGACTTGAACAAGGAAATCCGTGGGTCGAACGTGATGGAACGGAGGGTGAAGCGAGTGTCATTCTTCAGGTCCAGAACGAAGAACTTTTTCAAGCTCTCATAGTTGGTGATGAAGATGTCGCAACATTTCGTTTCAACGAAGCGGTGCCAGGAGTTCTTGTTCTTGTCATCAAGTATCAGCGCCTGCTTTCCTGCAAACTTCTTGAACTCACGCTGCCAGTTTATCTTCAGCGCAGCCGGACATATAACCAGGCATGGATAAGACTTTGCGATAGTCACCGTACCGATGGCCTGCAAAGTCTTACCAAGTCCCGGTTGGTCTCCGAAGATGCACCGCTTATGCAATAATGCGTAAGCGATGCCCTCTTTCTGATAATCGTACGGTTCCAAAAGCAATCCGTGTGGAACGGTCAGCTTGGGCATCGGAGCGATATCCATATTTTCCAGCGATTTTTTCTGTTCAAATCGTTGGACGCTTCCACAATACCCGTGTTTCACAGCCCAATCAGCCATCGTATTCACATAGTATTCGTCAGCTTTGTCAACCCACCATGCTTTTTCCTGGAATAGATAAGCCTTCTTGGGATTACTCGCAACTGACGGTATGCGTTTCACCAGCAGATTAAGTGTCGGATTGAATTGGAATTTGATTTTGAAGCCGTCCGTATATTGGTTGATGATAAATGGTGCCGGCATATCAAGCTACAGCTTCTTTCTTACGGTTGCGATGCGGTTTCATCCGCTTACCATTAATAGTTATGTTCACTCCTGCTTCAAGGGCCTTATTAATAAATCCTTGAGCTTCCCCAAATGGAGCATCCGGAACCTCGTCTGCTTTTACTTCTCCGGTCTCAGAGTCATCAAACGGAAGTTCCTGCTGTACGATGGCCCATTTCTTGGCCGTAAGGTATTGTTCCACCTCATAATTACATGCTTCAATAGCTTGCTGCAATTCGAAAGCATTGGTATACTCCTCGTTCTCATTATTGAACTTGGTAAACGGTGCACTCAGATTAAGTACCTTCTTGGATTTCAAGAAACGCTTGCCGATAAGCGTGACACCTTCGTCTTCATCAGTACCACCTATGCTATATCCACTCACTTCAAGTACATTGTGAATTTCCTCGGGGATATCCTCAATGAAGGTCTTGTCATCTGCTTCCTTCTGTTCACAAAGGAAGGCTAAGTGAGGAACCAACGCATCCAAGGCAGCTTCAAGGTCCTTATGTACAAGGTTCTTACCTTCCACGGTCACAGTGTCGTCGTTCTCGTTTTTATAGACGGCCACCAATGTTTTGTCCTTGGTGACCTTCGCTTTAATGATATTCATTTTACCTCCTATCTTTATATTCGTCAATAAATTCTTGGTAGTATCGGTCGGCCGGAAGCGGTAATCGTATGCCAAGCTCAGCAGCCGCATCAGCCTGAACCTTATTAAGAAAATCTGTCATCTGCAATGTATTCTGCTTGGAAGTGCTTCCGGACACAACGATTTCTTTGCCATTGATATAAGTTGTCCTACGAAGGAAACGATTACAATAATAATCGTGTATGTCCTGCTTGTCCATTCCGGTTTCCCGTTCGATGCAGGTGAACCACATCCACATCAGTGCATTCTGAGGAATGGTCCTTGGCTCCGTGTACCGTTCTATTTTCACCCGGTACCGACCATTTCGAAGCTGACTGCACATGAAGTCAAAAGACTTACTCATGTATACTTCACCTTTTACTTTCTCGAGGATTGCTTCTTGTGACATAATCAGAATGGTAAGTCGTCCTTAGGGTTGCCAGCTTCATCAACGGGTGGCGGGAAGTTTTGCGGCGGAGCTGGTTGCGGTGCCGAATGTTGCACTTCAACCTGTGTACTACTTGCCCTCTTCTCCAGCTTGTAGCAACGTATGCCAGTCATTCGTTTCAGCTCGCCATCCTGCGTCTGCCACGAGCGACCTTGCAGGGTGAAGAACACAGTCACCACATCGCCAACTTTAAAACGGTCAAGATCGGAACATTTATCCTCACTGACTTCCAGAGGAAGGATATTTTCGTACTGACTACGTTCACCCGTGTATGGGTCGAAGGTGGTCGCGTCAAGTAGGAACTCTCGCTTATTGAATTGGCTCCCTGATTTTGTTGGTATTTGGACGGTCTGACCTATGGCCAACAGGCGTCCGGTTATTTGGTTAGGCATCTTCGGCGAAAATCTTTTTATCGGTTATCATATCCCTATTAGCTTCCAGGAACTCGATGAAACGCTCTACATGTGCTGTAAGTAACTTCACCGTCTGTTCATGGTCATACGTATAAAACTCGGGGTAACGGGTGCCGCTGATAAGTGGTGTACGGCTCGTTCCTCCTTTCAATGCAAATGCGGTATATTCGAATGCCTTCACGCTATCCATCTGGCCGGAAGCGATCAGGCAATATGGATATACATGTCGCTGCCATCCATGCTCGTACTTTCCAAACGTGTAACTGCTGGTCGTCTTGATGTCATAGACAACATCTTTTCTCAGTTCGTCAATGAATCCATAAAGTTCTACGGCCCCATATTGAGTGGGAAGAATTGCATTTACGAATACTTGGCTCAACGAACCTTCAAAGTATGCTGCTTGCTCAATACACCATTGACGATCGAACATGAAATGGTGTTCGTCCATCAAATCCGATTTCGGGAATGACACTTGGACTACATTGGTTTCACGGTCTCCCACAATTTCGTAAGGTTCCCGTTCGGTTGGTACATGTTTCTTTCGATGGATAAAGCTATCGACAATGGCGTTGAACGCCGTCCCCTTGTCGGCCGCTTCGCTGGCGAACGGTACCCGGTTGATGCAATCAATAAGTGACTGCTTCAACTCTGCCTCCACTTCATCTGGGCTTTTCTTGTATTCACCCGTTTCATTGTCTATATTGAAGAAACTTTCTGCTTCTTCATCTGCCCGTAGATACTGCTCGAACTTGTCGAGCAGTGACGGGTAGATACGATATTTAAGCAGCTGTTTCATATTTCTTAGAAAGTTTGTTGAACTTTAAGCCCAGTGATTTACACTTATCGTTTAGCAGCATTCCAGCTCTCAACTTAGAGTCGAAAATGTGCTGCATGTTCGCTATCGTAGTTGCCACCTCATTGGCACTAACAACATCCGTCACCATTTCAATATTCTCCTTGATAACCTCCATCAGTGCCTCATATTCAGAAGAAAGCTCAGTTTGCTTGGATTGGTACGAAGTATATGCTACAATTATCTTCGTCATAAAGCTGTTTGCCCCTGTGGGGTTACCTTGGTCGTCTATAATGGTTGGGATTTCCATTCGCTCTGGAAGGTTACAAGTGTTCTTCCCATAGAATTTCTCGCACGGATTGAAGGAAATGGTACGTTTCTTACCGATAGCCTCCATATATCCGACTAAGTCCAATTCCTTAATCAGATCACCGGCAGACGAGCCACCGATTTCAGGCCGAATCTGTTTATCATCCCCTACTTTCTCTTCCCGCTCATGAGCAACGAATATCACAGACTTGCCCATCAAAGAAATTTGGTTCACAAAATTGATGAACATGTTTTTACGTACGCCATAGCCTTGGAGCGACAGTGTTCCATCACTTTTGCGTAACTTTGGATTGGTCTGCATGATATACTTGTCCATGAAGGAGAGCATCTTTCCTGCAGTATCAATCACATATGTTTCATAACTTGCAGCTTCTGGTGAAGAAAGCACCTCGTTGACATCTTCCCATTTGGCAATCTGAACGGTATCTACACGGTGAGCTGCATTTACACGGTGAACTCCACCATCAAAATCCAGCAGCAGCGGACACGGTGCAGACAGTGCCAATGTTGTCTTTCCCATACCAGGTTGTCCATAAATCAATGCTGACAAGGTAGTCTTAACAGTCAGCTCGTTAGGTTTCTTGATTAATCCCATGATGATAATATTTAAGTGGTTAATAAAATGAGCCAAAATAAACCCCGACCGAATTGGCCGGGGTACTCGCAAACTCCAACTTAGTGAAAAACTCAAATGGGGGCATTCTCCCCACGTGCTCCTTTGGGCACGGCATTCGGGTTAAACAATAGGGGTTGTGGGTGATACGGGACTTGAACGCCGTGACCTGCGCAATAACTAACTAACCTTTATAAACTATGGAAAACACACAAAAACCATTTTGCGCCGCTCTACCTGACTGAGCTAATCACCCTTTTTCAGGTGTGTCATCTTCACAGACAACGCACCTTTGATTTCACACAAATTCATATGAATTCGTCATCTTTGCCGAAAAGATCGTCCAGTTTGGCGGATAGGGATTTTTCGTTCTTACTTGCGTACAGACACGAGAAAGAGAAAATTGTTAGTGACATCCAGAAAAGGATGCTTAGGTCAGCAATGGTAACCGCGCATATTATGAATGACGCGGCCATAAGGGTGGATATTATCTTTACTTTCATTTTAAGCTCTCCTTCTATAAGGTTTTATAGCATATCTCAACACGTCAGCTGCATTACAAAACCATTTTCCGTTCTGGCTATTTGTAGGTTTATCTGTACGAATTTTACCTTCTTCCATCAATCTCATAAGTCTTTTAAGACCACCTACAAGTTTTGCAGACTTCCGTTGTCCAAATGTCTCACGGTCCATAATAGCCATGATGTCAGCCAATCTTGCTTCTGCTGTTCCATCAATTAATATCTGATTAGTGTATCTCATAAGCCAAAATCTATATCTGTACATTTTCTACCAGGTCGGTAGCATCGTACCGATGTACGTGCCCTCCCCGACATACGTATCCTTCTCATGTCTGTTCCATGGCAAGTAATCTGCATCACTATAAACAGAACGGAGAACAGGAGTTCAAGACCATGCTTGCGCAACTCCTTCAAATCGAAGTTACGTTTAAGCCTGTCACATATCATATACAGCAGTAGCTCGGTATCTTTGGAGATACCCAGCTTCTTGTAGATGGTTCGCTTTTGTGTCCGAATGGTCCAGACAGACTTCCCAAGGTTATCGGCTACCTCCTTGTCGGCAAGCCCCTTGCAAAATTCCTGAGCGACCAACTTTTCATTAGGAGATAGAACCGTTATCATTACGCTATCCTTTTTATGCAGAACGTTCCATTCTCCATGTCATAATCACCTTCACGCTTCCAATCCGGCTTCTCCTTCCACATATTGCGGCGGAGGCGAGGGATAATGGAAGAAACAATAGATGCCTCATTTTCCAACGGAAACATCTTCACTTCGCCAACTTCCATCGTGCGAAGCTCTTCTGTAAAATTCTCTGTTACTTTATTCATATACATTACTATATTAATATTGTGTGCCTCGATAAGCTCTCTCTGCTCTTCCCACCGGAGTTATCAGCTACTATTCTTCACTGCATGACCGTTCGAGGCATGTCGGCTTCTCATTTCGCACCGTTGCAAGTCCTCCGCTCATATCATCGCTGGATTATTGCTACTCCGGGTATCTCTTCTCGCGTCCTCTATGCTGGGTCTGAGGGTATGCGCCAGTATCGCTTTCTGGAACGGATTGCTTAGGGCCATCACTCCATTCTGTTCCTCACCTCCACATCAAAGGGTAGGCTCCATGACCAGGTGAGGATATTTGGTAAGCTGCCCGGTGCAGGGTAAAGGGGTAGCGGTGCGCACTTCGCATCCCTCACGGCTTTTGTCACCGGATGATAGCACTGACCTTTCAGCAGCTTATTTTTCAATCTCCGCAGTATTGCGAACCCAAGTAACCTCTGCTATTCACATTGTAGCAGTCACTCCATGTAATCTTTCTTTCACCACATGAAGAGCATTCTTCATTCTTTTGGGTTGCCTTCATTGCTTTCATTTTGCTCTCATATTCTTCTGCGAGCTTGTATTCATCCATAGCCAAACGAGCATCTACCCAAGCCTCTTTCAAGGCTCCTTTAAAGTCATTTCTGTATTGCGTACAGAAAGGGTTGTTCTTGTACATCCAAGCCTTCTTCATGATGGCTTTCATGTTATACTTTCCATTCACAACCAACTCTAATTTTCTTCTCGTTGTCATCGCTATACTGAATTTTAGTTATGTTATTTTTTTTGTTTTTCCATCAAAAACTTGCATCTTTGCCATTGTTTGATGTTTGATGTTGCAAAGATACGCACTTTTGCGAATTATGCGAATTATTTCTTGATAATATTCGCAGTTTTGACTATTATTAACAATTATGCGAATTTTCAATCCGCAACCTTGCGAATATGGAAGTGTTTGAAAGAATAAAAGAGATAAGAAAAGAGTTCTTCAATGATAGCAACTTAGAATTTGCGAATTTCATGGGGGAAAAGACATCTACGACAAGTGGATGGGTCAGTGGGAAAAGAGGAATAGGACGAAGTGTAATTGATAAAATTACATCTAAACTTCCACAAGTTAATCCATCGTGGTTGCTCACAGGTGAAGGTGAAATGATAAACCAATCCTCGAACTCCGTTCAGACCAACGCACATGTTGTAGAAAACCTAAACTACATGAATGTGCCGGTAGTCCACATCAAAGCAAGATGTGGATATTTAGCCGGGTATGAGGATAGAGAATACATCGGTTCTTTACCTACCATGCCTGTCATTGTTGACCGTACCTATCACGGTAAATACATGATATTCGAAGCTGAGGGAGACAGCATGGATGATGGTACACGTAACTCTATCTGTGATGGAGACAAACTACTATGTCGGGAGGTACGCCGGGACCTATGGCTTCCAAAGCTACACATCAACGACTGGTATTTTGTCATCGTGCATCGTACTGAAGGTATAGCAATCAAACAGATTACTAACCAAGACGAGAAAGGAAATATAACCTGCCACTCTCTTAACGAAATGTTCAACGACTACACCCTCAATCTTGACGACGTACTGGAGATATACAATGTTATAAAGGTTGTGGAAAGAAATATGAGACTATAATTCTATTTTACTTTATATGAAAAAACTTCTATTATTTATTTCCGTAGTATTATATGGAATGTCCGTTTTGTCACAAGAGATAGAGCATGACAAAACACAAAATGGAGAACGTTCTATCATGTGCAAATACGAAAATGTACGAAGCATGAAAGACAAGACCGTATTTTCAGTTGCATTATCAGCAGAACAGAATACAGAAAAGGATTTATCGTATTTCTTTTCATTAAAAGTCACTTCCAATACTCCTATTACCGTACCACAAGGAGGAAGATTACTATTGAAGTTGGATGATGACTCAATAATAGAACTTAAGACATTGATTAAATACGCAGGAACAGTTAGAGATGTACATAACATTAATGGCTATGTTTTCTCAGATTATACCATCTTCCCTTCATTCCCAATCAATGAAGTACAGATAAGCAAACTTTCAAAAGGAGTAAAGAAAATAAGACTTGAAACCACAGATGGATATAGAGACAAAGAGTTCAAAAAGGACAAAATTGGCATAGCAATTAAAGGACAATATGGTTTAATACAAAACCAACTAAAGAAAGCATCAAATGATATAAAAGATGATTTTTAAGATATCGATTACAAATAATGCATATAAAATGAATAATATAATTACAGGATGCTCATTACAATTTTCCAATCAAGAACATTGCCAACTCACCAAAACCTGCAAAGGTTGGGGATGTCGGTTCTTGGGAACTCCCATCGACAGGATTCCGACTACAGATAAAGAGAAAGCAAAGCTATTCTCCAAAGTATATCGGGAGGCAAAAGAGAAAGGTGTACTTGAGTGTCCTCATTATCGTTCGCTATTTATAGATGAAGTATTGGAAAATATAGAACATAACAAATTGTAACCATAATCATAGTTTTACCAAAACGAATCTTTGATGTTTTTTGAGATTGCTGTATAAAATTGGAACATAGAAAGATACATAGATTTTCATTCCACACTGGCAGTGTCGAGGTGAGCGGTTCGAGTCCGCTATGCTCCACACAAAGTCCTTGAAAACGGAAGTTTCAAGGACTTTTTTCGTATCTTTCTAGCACATAACGGAACGATGTGACAAGAAAGTTGTATCTTTGCAACATTTTCAAACCAAGACGAAATTCAAAAAGACAACAACGAT